AATTTCGACTCTCTGCATACTTCGCGCACGCGTCGCGCGCTGCGCGTTCGCAACAGGTCGAAGAATAGGCGCTCTTCGGGTGGGTGCTTGAATATTTTCACCCGGACCATTTTTGTCCGGCCCATTCTACTCCCGCTTTTCAGCTGCTCCCTCGCCAGTGCGGGAATCGGTGAGAGTCTTCTCATTTCAACGACGGGCACTTCCAATTCGTCTGGAACCCGGAGCGGCAGTCCAAGATCGGCGTAAAACTTAGGGCGAAGTCCAGGAACCGGCTGGCCGCGCATGCCTTCGAGAACCACCAGCCACTCACATTCGTAAACAGCCAGCAATTCGATTGCGGCTTGTTTCTTCACAGTTCGCTGACTTTACAAGGCTTTAAGACCTCCGTGGGGCAAGAAGTTTCTATGCCCTTCGTCCTGTCCGCCCTCGCATGAGAGCGTTGCTTCCGGAAGCCTCGTGATGACACCGCAGCACAGCGATGATACTGTTCCGCACGCTACGCCTTCTCCAATTCGGGCGGGAGCGATCGTGCCCAGGAGAAGGTTTCAGAAAGGAAACATCATCATCCGAGGCAAGACGCCACAACGCTACGGCATGTACCGCGAAGATGTTCTGCAAAACGACGGAACATTCAAACGAGTACGGCGCTGCGTGTTGCTTGGCTCGGTCAGTAGTCTGTCGGAACGTGGGGCGTGGAAGCGGTTCCAGCCGTACCTTGACCGTGTAAACGCAACGGCCAAGGCGCCGCCAAGGTCCGGTATCACTCTCGAAGTGTTTGTCAAAGAGTGGCGTACCAACGTGGCGGTGAATCTGAAAAGCAGCACCGCGCGTGCGGCGGAGTCACATCTGCGAGCGCACATTCTACCGCGGCTCGGCAGTCTCACGTTGCCAGAGATAAACACAAAAGTCGTTCAGAGCTTTGTGGCATATCTCGCAACCGGAGGGCGGTCGAGAAAAACGGTTGAAAACGTGCTGCGTCGTGCTGTGGAGTCACACGCGGAACGTATCGAGAAGCACGCGACGCAGTAGCTCAATTGGAGCCGAGTTCGCTTATTGGAGCCGAATTCCCCGTAAGTGGATTGGCTACAACAGAATTGGTAGGGGCGGTGGGAGTCGAACCCACAACCTCTTCGATAGCACCGGCTCACAGGAGCACTTCCGCCTGTTTTTGCCAATCTAATGGCACTCCCTTCAGCAGGTTTCTGCCAATAATTTGGCGTGCTTGTCGACCTGCTAGAATTGCCTCAGTGACCTCCGGTGAAAGGGTGGCGCACCGCAGTGCCTGCCTCAGGTAACGACGATTGAGGCCGGTCTGTTTGGCGAGCTGTTCGATGCTGGTTATGTCACCCGAAACCAGCTGCTCGTACCACCTGCGAGCACGCGCAATCGCGCTTATGAGCGACGGCACCGGCGGTCGGGCGGTAAGATCGCCCGGCGCCTGAATCTGCAGTTCGGCGCCTCGCCGAACGGTGCGAAAGTCAGCGGTGAGCTTGATTGTGGTCTGTTTTCGACCATCTAACAGACCCGAACCCGAGCTGCTGTGACCCAATAGCGCCCTTAACAGCGTCGCTCTCTCGACTTCAACCCAGAGGTTTTTGGGGCCGACGATCACTGCCTTGATCACGTCTCGAACCAACTCGTGCTGTTTCGAAGCCGCCATTGTTGGCCATTGCTGGCCTAGTTTCTGGCCCCGTTCCACCGCCAAGGCATCCTCCGCTGTCTGTTGGCCTTCGGCGAAGTAACTGTCGAGGGAACCTAGCAGCCGATGGACTTGTGCGACCACCAGGGATTCAATCTCTTTTGCGGGATATCGAGAGATCGGGGGGCAGTCGGCGCGACCGTGAATGGCAGCCTGAGAAGTGTAGTAGCGGTACTGCCTGCCGTTCTTCACGGCGTGGGTCGGCGTGAATCGAACGCCGTGAGTGTCCCTAAGAAGACCGGTCAACAAACTCGATGCCGATCGGGAATTCCTGGCTCGGCGTACCTGATTGTTGACCTTCAATTGAGCGGCCACTCGGTCCCACAGCCCCTGGCCAATGATCAGCTCGTGCTGGCCGGGGTAGCATTGATCGCGATGCGTGATCTTCCCGATGTAGGTGCGATTGTTGAGCAGCTGATAGAGCGCGCCTCGAGAGTATGCGACCCCTCCCCAGGTCCGGCCGCTGGCACTTGTGCGGACTGTGCTACGAATCCCGTGGCGGTCGAGATAAGCCTTTAATAGGCCAACACTCCCTAGGCGCAGATACTGCGTGAAGATGTCGCGCACTGTCTTGGCTTCGGCGGGCTGGACGATCAAGCGATGGTTCGCGCATCGATACCCCAGCGGAACCACACCTCCCATCCACATGCCTTTCCTTTTCGAGGCCGCTACCTTGTCTCGAATGCGTTCGCCGGTAAGCTCTCTTTCAAACTGCGCAAATGAGAGCAATACGTTGAGAGTGAGCCGGCCCATCGAGGTGGTGGTATTGAACTGCTGGGTCACCGACACGAAGCTCGCCTGCTGAGAATCCAAGACCTCGATGATCTTGGCGAAGTCGGACAGCGACCGGGTGAGCCGATCGACCTTGTAAACGACGACGATCTGTACCTTTCCGGCGCGGATGTCGTCGAGGAGTCTGACAAGGGCGGGGCGCTCCATGTTGCCGCCTGAAAATCCGCCATCGTCGTACGGCTCCTCAACCGGGACCCAGCCTTCGTGTTTCTGACTCTGGATGTAGGCGATACAGGCCTCACGCTGTGCTTCAAGAGAATTAAACGCCTGCTCCAAGCCTTCTTCCGACGATTTGCGTGTGTAAGCTGCACAACGAACCGTCGCCTTGCTCATGAGCCCAGCCTCGTTCTGTCGCACTTTCTCAAGCCGAAGAATGCCGGGCCTGACCACTGGGTTCCGGTAATCCTGCGAGCGATGGGGGATAGGCTCGTGTAGTTTGTTCCCCGATAATCGAATCCGGCCTCGGTCACGAGCACCTCGTGCGCTTGGCCTTGCCAATGGCGAACGATTCGCGTTCCGGGCCTTGGTCGAGTGCCCAGGTTAAGATTCGCGCCTTCGGGTCTTGCTTCCATAGCTCGGGCGATGCGATGGAGTTCGGCACGCGTGGAGGCCTTCAGGCCGCCAAGGGCGTCCTCTTGAATCTTGTACGCAAGGAAAGGAATCATCAGCTCACGCCGGATGTGGGGCGCTTCGCACCCGTAGAGGTCTCGCCACTTTTCGAGCAACTCCCCGCGGGAAAAGCGACGCAACTTCGCCAATTCCGCTGCGATATCGGCCATATAAGTCCCTTTCAACCGCAGCACATTGACGCTCTGTTTGGGCAAACAGTCAAGCGAACCGCTGCCCGCGGTGCAGAGGGATAAGGAAGGGGGTTTCCAGCGCCCGAGTCTTGGTTCAAACGGGCTGTCTAGTTCGTGACATCCGCGTGGGGTGCTGCTTCAGCGGTATCACTGGTCCAGTTGGTGTGCCCACACCTCGCGAGCGCGATGGGTTCGCAGGTACTCGAGCGCCTGCGTCGTGGAATCCACTTGATCGTCGTATTTGCCACCAGGGAATGCAAATAGCTCACGTATGTAATCATCCAGCCATCTCGCTGAGCGCGGCAGAAGGACGCGACCATTTTCGAAATGCACGCTCTGGGCGTGGAGTCGCAGAACCTTGTCCATGCCCGCCGGAGGTTCGTATTCTCGAACGCCGAAAAGCCCATCAGCGCGCAGGTCCTGGATCAGCTGTGTGCCTGATGCTTTATCCTCTATAACAATGGAGCTCGCCTTGTACTCGCGAGCTTGTTCCGCCACGGCACGCTTTAGATCGGGATAATTCAAGCGTTTCCGGAAAACGTGAAGCAGGTAATAGCGCCTTTCGTAAACGCCCCAGGTCGTGCAGACGCTGAAATCGTTAAGCTCGCCGCTCTTGTTTGCTGTGTCCCAGCTCTGGAGGACGAAAAAGAATCTTGCAGGAAGCTCCTCGTAGTAGGTGAGCCAATCCGACTTCACGATGGAGCCGCCGACCGGGATTGGGCTTTGTTGGTATTGGCTTGAGAAATTGTACGTGCCCATGGTCTGACGCATCGCCTCAAGAGTGGCTCTTGATTCGCGCTCTGGTTGCAAGGCGTCTCCAGCGGTTCTCCTGAAGTGGCGATTGCCCAAGGGGCTCTCGATCAAATAGTCCTCGTCTTCCTCGGCAATCGCCGGGAGCGAGATAACCTTCCAATCTCCCGTTTCGAGCACGTGTCCGACCAGGTCATCTTGGTGCAATCGCTGCATGATGATGATAATGATTCCGGTTTCCTTGCTGTTAAGCCGGCTCAAGAGCGAGTTGTCGTACCAGTCGTTGACGGCTGTTCTCCTGGTTTCTGACATGGCCTCGTCGGGTTTGAGGGGGTCGTCGAGGATGATCACGTCGGCGCCGCGGCCGGTCAGCACGCCGCCGACCGATGTCGACATGCGCATCCCTTGGGCTGTGGTCAGGAACTCGCTCACCGATTGTTTTTCGGAAGAGATCCTCGTCTGAGGGAATAGGCGTTGGTAAAGCTCACTCATCATCAATGTCCGACAGTCACGCGCGTGCTTGTCGGCCAGATCTTGGCCGTAGCTTGCACAAATGATCTGCAGAGAAGGGTCGTGACCCAAAAGCCACGCTACGTAGGCCACGCTGGCGGCATGAGATTTCAGTGAACGAGGCGGTAAGTTTACGATCAGACGCCGGATGTTCCCACGCCGGCAGGCTTCGAGCTTTGAGGCTAGCAGTTCGATGTGGGGTGATTGCACGAAGCATGTTTGCGGGTTCAGTTCATAGAATGATCGCTCAATGAACGCCATCAGATCCCGACCGAGAATAAATTCGTATTCGGCAAACGATAGCGTCACAGTTGCCGTCCCTCCTCTGAGGGGGTTTGGACTGGTGCGACGCCCTCTACCGACGTCATCTCGGCTGAATTCCGGACGCGGTCGATGATGCTCGCCATGACGAGGTCGTCGCTCTCATTAGGTTTGGCAGGGGGTAAGGAATCTTGTTGAAAGTGCTGCATCGCGAGCAGCCATCCCAACATTTGCCGAATCGCGCCGAGATCGCCTTTTGCCGCCTTGGTCATCAGCTGCAGCATTGCGGCCTCGAATTTGCTGATTCGGCGCTCTCGGCCGTTGACGGTCACAAGAATGGTCTCCCTGCTGGCTTTATGCAGGATGCTGGCGAAGTCCTGCGAGCCCTTCGGCCTGCCATTCGGGTTGCCGGATCGACCCTTTTGAAAGCGCGAACGCTTCGGTGGCTTTCCAAATCCAACGTCGTAGGGGCCGGTCGCGTCGCTCATTGCTGCTCTCCCTTAGCAGAATCACGATCATCAAACCGTTCGCCCGACACGACGTGAATTGCGTGCTCGCCTGTGTGTTTCTGCCACCGGCGAATTGCGACGTCAACGTAGAGCGGATCGATTTCGAGGCCAAAGCAAGTCCGCCCGACTCTCTCGGCAGCAATCAGCGTTGTGCCGGAACCTAGGAAGTTGTCGAGGACGATGTCGCCGCGTGCCGAACAGTCGAGCAGGGCATCGGCGACCATGGCGACCGGCTTTACGGTCGGATGCAACGCGAGGAGATTGCCTTCCTCTCCCTGGCGAGAAAACGAAGCTGCGTTTGGATACTCCCAAACGTTGCTGCGGTTTCGACCGTACCGGCCAAGTCGGACATTGTTTCGGTGTTGATGTTTGCGGTTCCGGAAAACGAAGATGAGTTCATGCCGAGAGCGATAAAGCGACCCAAGGCCGCCGTTGTTCTTGACCCAGACAGCAAGATTCAGCCATGCGTCATAGACTTGCTCGCTGGCCGCAAGCATCTCCTTCGCGTGGCGCCAGTCTTGGCATATGAAGTGCACGGACCCTGCCGTGCTGAATTGCGCGAGGAATCTTAAGCCCATGGTCAGAAAGGCAATGTACTCGGGCGGGTTCATTTCGCCGCTGGCCATGACGAAATCGCGGTGCCGCACCGAGCCCTTGCCGCTGGCGTGGCCGTCGATCGGAACGTTGTACGGCGGATCAGCGAACACGACGTCGGCCCGCTTGGTGTTCATCAATAGCCGGTACGACGATTCTTCAAGGGAGTCAGCGCAGAGGATGCGGTGCTTGCCTAGCCGCCAGAGATCGCCGAGCTTGGTAACGGGTTGGTCGGTGAGCTGTCCGGCAAACACATCGTCGGCATCGGGCTTGTGACTGGCCTCCTGGACGATCAAATCAATTTCGGCAACTTCGAACCCGGTCAAGGTTACGTCGATATTGCAATCGAGCGTGGCCAAGTGCTGAAGCTCGATGGCCAGGGTGGCTTTGTCCCACCCGGCAAGGTCGGCGAGGCGATTATCGGCGATCACGTACGCGCGGATTTGATCTTCGGTGAGATCTTCCAGCCGAATCGTTGGCACGCGATCTAACTCGAGTAGTTTCGCGGCCGCTACACGGCCGTGACCGGCGATGATTGTGTGGGCTCGGTCGATCAGGACGGGGTTGGTGAAACCGAAGGC